CTAAATGGTGTTCCAAGAATATCAAACAAACTAACTATTCCTGCAGTTATATTTGTTAGTATTTGACTAGTTCTCCAAAGAAGCCATGAACCCCACTTTCTAGGATCATACCATGCTTTATCTTCAAAACTTTCTTTCCATTTTTTCGTTCCTTCCTTCACCGTAGATTGTGATTTTACTAACTGACCACCGGCTTCACCAATAAGAGTAGAAAGACCACTTGCTCCTAAGATTATTGCACCAATCTTAGCCATTCCCATCCAACCGCCACTGGTTCCAGCACCACCACCAGTTGCCGTAGTAGCACCACCAGCACCACCAGCACCAACAGTTGCTGTAGTAGTAGCAGCACCACCCGCTATTACTTTGGTTGTTCCTGCTCCTGCTCCTCCTCCTAAAAGCCATTTAGCAAGAGTTCTTCCACCCATCCCTTTGAAATTTCTAATGAAGAATCTGGGTAAGGCTCTCGACAATCCTCGTCTAAAAATACCACCCTTACCAAATCCCAGAAGGCCACCCAACATATTGGATTGCATAGAGATCAAAGCAGCTATAATAGTCAAATTTATTACTCTAGTAAGCCATGTGGTCAATTGATTTAATTTTTCTACTCCCTCCTGACCAAATAACTTACCAGTCAATACTTCCAAACCTTTATACATATCCTCACCAAACTTCAAAAAAGTTCCCAATGCATCTACCAATCCTATACCCACATCAATAACAAAATCAGCAGCACTAGCTAAAGGTCCTAATATTCCTACTAACTTAGGTCCCCATTCCAATAATTTAAGTCCTATCCATCCCAAAAGTATAGTACTAAAAAATCTAACAATATTACTCCACATCCCTTTAACTTTACTAGGAATTATTTTCCCTGCGTTTCCAGCAAAATCCTTTGCCGAATCCATAAATTCCTTTTTAATTTTATCTCTCTTTTTCTTCAGTTTCTCTTTTCTCTTCAATTCTGCTTCTTTCTTCTTATCTCCAAAATCCTTTTTAATAACCTCAGCAATACTCACCAATCCAACACGAATTTCTCCTAAAGTTTCTACAGACTCAGAAGAAATAATGTTTGAAGACTTCTTTGGTTTAAGACTTTCATCATCCAAAGAATTTAAAGTTGTATAACTTTTAAAAGAAATTTTAGGATTTTCTTTTTTATATTGTGGGATAAATTTTTGAGCAGTAATAGCCATATCTTATAATGCTAATATCCCTAAAGTTTTTATTTTACTCGGAGATCTCATAATACCTGCTGCAAAATCTGGAATCTCAGGAGAACCTGGAGAAATAACTTCCTTCTTCTCACCAGACTTATCCTGAACATTACCACCTTGTAAAGCTATAATTTCTTCAGGACTCAATACATGTTCCTTCGGTGGTGGTGGTTTTAAATCGGAACCATTCTTCTCATTAGGTCCAGGTGCTATCTCTACTTTTGAAGGAATAGAAACTCTTTGAACAGATCCATCTACCATTTGTATCAATCTTGTCGGACCTGTATCCTTTTCATCCGTAACTAAATTCTTTAAAGCAACTCTTTTAAAAGATCCATCAGGCTGTTGTATCAATTTTGTGGGACCTGTATCCTTTTCATGACTAATTGGAACCTCGTTATTCTTCTCCTCCTTCTTCGTCGTTAAAGGTTGCTTTGGCCATTCGCCGAGCTCGGCCATGTATTGATTAATAAAATCTTCAAGTGACAGCTGAGCAGCCTCTTTGCTAATCTCCATCTTCCGGAAGGTTATCTCCTTATACTTCTGTCGTTGAAATAATCTTTTAGGTTGCTTCACCCGATATTTAAATATTACCTCTTTACTCATTCCAGGAACTGAATCGTCTAGTATTTCAACACCATGCTTCAATAAATCTTGATATGATTGAATTTCTCCTGGATTTACTGTAACAAGTCCACCATTACTAAAGTGTTGAACCAGACCACCACCAGCCATTCGCTGAGATCTCTCCAAATCGGTCATTCTCCTGCTTCTTCCATCATCACCACTAAAGAAATCAAGAAGAGCACTAGTCAATGTTTTAACTTTCGCTTGTTCAGTCAGTGAATTAGTACCACCACCTCCTCCTCCAAGAGTAGGAAGATTAGTTCCGCCACCTGCTGCATTCATCAGTGCAAAAGTATCCACACCCCACTTCTGTACGGCACTTTTACTGATAACAAACTCACCAGGGGTTAACTTAGCTGAAACGGTATCCTTATTTCCACTACCAGGAACTCTTCCCCCTTCAGCAAATTTTTGTTGAGGTTCTACTCCACCATTAATATTTACTACAAAACCCCCACCGGCAAATTCTGTATCTCCTGCTTCACTACCTACTTTACTAAGAGCCCATGCACCACCCCCTACTAAAGCTGCTGCTCCTAATGCTTTAAGTGGATTTTTAGAGACATAAGCAATTAATCCCTTTGATATACCTATTAAGGTAGGAATAGCAGTGACTAATAACTTACCCAATGCAGCGATGGCTGTACCGAAACCAGTTCCAAACAATAATACAGAAGTAATAATTGCTGGCCACCAAGTCTCAATAAATTTAATTACAGATTTAACTTTTTTTTGATTCTTTTTACTAGAAAACCAATCAAAAAGTTTAACAAAAAATCTTCCAAAGAATATAGTAGTTAGAAATCCAAATACTTTCTGCCATAAAGTTTTAACTGGGGCTAATACTTTATTAGCACTATCCTTTATCGTCTTCCATTTATCTTTTTCTAAATCCTCTTCTTCTTCATCTCTCTCTTCTTGTTCCTTAGAAATTCTCTCCTTCTCTTCTATTTTCTCATCTTTTTTATCAGAAAGAACTAGAGTTCTTAAAATTCCACCAACTGCATCCCGAATATCTACAATAACTTGCCCAACATGTGTATCATCTTTCTTAGAATCTTTTCCTCTAAGCCAATCTCCTAATCCTCTATTAGGAGTTTGAATAATATTTTTTAAAAGAGTAATCTTTCTCTCATTATTAGAAACTCTATCCTCAATACTCCTAGAAGATTCTTGACTAGTTCCTTTTTTAAAAGAAGAACCAGTTATAGTAGACCTCTTAAACCTCATCCCACCAAAATTCTCTCTTTCCCGTTGTAAGAAAGAAGATGCTCCTATTAATTGTTGGCGAGACTCAGGCATTAGCTTTCTGTTGCTTAGCTTTTAATTCTTCTTCCTCAAGATGTTGTTTAAGAAGACCCACATAGATATCGCGTTCCCACGGTATCAAATTTTCAATCTCTGTTAAGCTATATTTATGGTACTGGATTAACGCAAAATTCAACTTATAGTATGCCTCTAGACTCATATGAGTCATGGCTACCCGAAAAAAGACGCTAATCCCTCCAATAACACCTCACTCTCTACTTTTGTATTAGGGTTAGTAACATTAATAGTATGAGATAACTTAGGCATTGTATCAAAGAATTTTTCAATCTGCTTAAACTGAGTAGAATTCATTGACTCAAGAAAATCTTTAACTTCTTTCTTTGTACAATCGGCAGTAGCCCATACTTCCTCTTCATTATAGATCTTATCAATACAACTTGCAATCAACTCAAAGGATTGATCCATTTGACTCTCTTCTTTAAAATCAAAATTAGATTTAATAAATTGATCTAATGAAGGGTATTTTAATTCCATCATTAAATCATCATCAAGTTTAATTTTATTAGTATGTTCATCACTCTTTTGTACTTCAATATCATCCAAATTAATAATAACAGGAACACTAGTAGTCCCATCATCAGGGCAAATAACTTTTAAATCCAACTCTTCCCCAACAGATTTCCCTCTGATATTAAGGAATAAAAATTCAATATCAAAAGTAGGTAAAGTTTCTACCTTGACTCCCTTTGTCTGTACACAAGATTTAAGTACTGCTTTAATCGCATTTGTAATCTGCTTCGTATCCTCACTTTCCAAAGCCATTACAAGTAACTTTTCTTCTTTAACTAGGAAAGGTCTATAACTAATAGTCTTTCCTGTCGAGGGTAACTCCAACTCATAGGTTGGAGTCGCAATTTTTGGTAAAGGCATAATGTCCTAATACAATTCAGTATACTTATTTATAGAGGTAATCTCAATTACTTATTGAAGTTGTTGTGCTAATTGTAGTGCTAGTTGCTGTCTTGGAGTAGGATTATTGGCATCATATATCTGGCCAGCAACATATCTTTCTCCCTGAGGTAATGCAGCTCCAGTAAACTTAGCAGCTACTCCACTAAGTCCCCCAGTATTAAATATAGATTGCTGTAAGGGACTTTCTATTAAACTATTCAAAAGACCAGTTACTCCACCGGATGATCCCCTTCCGAGCGCTGAATCATAAAAACGACCAGTATCAGCAATATATCTCAAATAAGTTAATGAAACAGTACATTTTAATAAAGAAGATGCCTCATACATAATAGGCATTGAATTAATAGCTAAAGGAAAAACCTTTATAAATTCATATTGTAACCGTTGTTGATGATCTCTTTCAAACTTTACTACCTT